GTTATGCAGGTGGAGGAGCAGGAAACGGTGGTACTAGAAATGATCCAGTAAGACCAGGAGGCCCAGGCGGTAATGGTGGGGTTGGTTTCTTTGCAGTATCAGTACCTGGAGGATTATCTGGTCAAACAGTTAACATCGGTGGCGGTGGAGGATCATCTCAATTTGCAAACGTTACAATAGGTGGCGGTGGAAATGGGGGACCTAACGGTGGTGATGCAGGCGGAAGAGGATCGCCTTTCTCTCCTTATCCTAACCAACCAACTACTGGTGGTTTATCAGGATTAGATCCAAGTGTTAACCAATTTAATCAAACAAATTTATATGATTTAAAAGTTGTGTTTCCAGTTGTAAAAGCACAAGGTGTAAACACAGATGCTTTATCAAACTCATTCCCAGCGGCAAACTCTGGTTTCTTCCAATTAGCAAAAACTATGGGTGGCCCAGGTGGAAGCCCTAACCAATCTGCACAAAATGGTGGACCAGGTTATATGTTCTTCTGGGAGAAAAATGGAGGTGGATTCTAATGGCAGCGGTAATTTGGAATGTTGAAGGAGTAAGTCCTATTGTTTTTTGTAAAGACGATGCGGCAAGAGATTATGCTTTAAAACATGAAACTGGAGCAAGTGCTACTGAAATTTCAGATGAAGATTTTAATGCTCTTGTAAGAGGTGAAAAAGTAATTGATTTTGATTCAAGACATAATGCAATTACATACACTGACAGACCTGGTGCATGTGCAAATCTTGATAGATTTAAAGATGAACTTGAAAACTGTAAGAAAAAAATTCAAGAACATTTACAATTTCACAATGAAGAAGTAGATCAACCACACAACACTAGATATCAAGCACATCTTACAAACATTGAAACTGTGAAAGCTGAAGCTGATGGTGGTGCGTTAAGTGACAACCCATCTTGGCCAATGGATTCTTTCTATAAATATATGGAAGGAAGATTTGGATCTGCTGTAAGTCACATGGAAATTCCAGTATAATTTACTAGAACTCCTTTTCATTTAGTATATACATACTCTGTATGTTTGAAAATAAGATTGTCTTTAGGGCACTCAATGAATACATTGAATGGTCAGATGTCAAACCTGAACCAGTTTCTGTAAATGTACCAGAATGGTATAAAAAATTGGAACACAAATTAGGGCATTTTACAGTAAAAGGTTGTTTACCTTTTATGGATACTCTAACAACTGGATATATTCTAAGAACTCCACAAGACTATTATGTGGATATGAAACCCAAAGAAAACCCAGAAAATGATGAAGATAAATGGGAATATAAAATTCAACAGGGTTTTTCAATGGCTCCTCCATTTTTACAATCACAATGGAATTATTTAGGTATAGGAGCTGAAGCATCTTTTCATCCTTTCAAACAATTACATGGCTCTCCTCTTAAAGAAAGAAATTTATCAAACAATTTTTTTAAGTTTGAAAACCCATGGTTTATTGAGACACCAAAAGGTTATTCATGTTTGTTTTTACCAGTATTAAATAACAATGATGATAGATTCGAAATATTAGCAGGTATAGTAGATACTGATATGCACTCCCATAGAGTGCAATTTCCATCAGTATTTAACGGTTGGAAATATAAAAATGGTTATCAAGGTACCATCAAAAAAGGTACACCCTATGCTCAAGTAATACCCTTCAGAAGAGAAAAATGGAAAATGGAAATTAAACCAATAACCAAAAAAGAAATAGATGAAAAGGATTTTAAAATCTCTACAATAAGATATAAATTTATAAGAAGTGTATGGAACAAAAAAATAACAAAATAATTCTAAACGATACTCAAAAAAATTTATCTGAATACGTAAAGGTATACGACAATGTAATACCAATACAAAAATTACAAAAGTTATTGAAATGGCTTAATACAGTTCAACCTGATTATTGGGAAGCAGGAAAAATTGGAGATACTGGTGATGGTGGTAAACTTGATAAATCTTTTAGAGTTGTTGATTGTTTACCTTTATGCACTCATCATAACTCCATGACAAATGTTCATTATACATATTTTTTTCATGAAGTGGTTATGCAAATAGTAAGAAAATACGTAAAGGATACAGGCATAGAGTTTTGGGATTGCAATGTTTCACAGCTAGAAATTTTAAGATACACAGTTGGTGGTAATTATAAACCGCATGTTGATGCTAGTCTTCTATATCCAAGAAGACTAAGTTTTATATATTTATTAAATAATGATTACGAGGGAGGTGAATTACATTTTCCAGATATTGGAAAAGTTGATTTGCAACCAAACAGATGTGTTATTTGGCCAAGTAATTTTATGTATCCGCACGGAGTCAAACCAGTTACAAAGGGAGTAAGGTATAGTTTAGTATCATGGATAAATTAAAAACACCAATACTTGTAAAAGATTTTATAACTCCAGAGGAGGCTTTTTTCTTTCATAGTTATGCAAAATTAAATTTAAGAAATAACGCAGGTGGGTTGTCTATGGCTGATGATGTTGTGACTAATTTTGATGCATCTCATTATGCTGATCCAGCTACAGAGATTTTATTAGTGCAAAAATGGAAACGTATGGAAGAAATATGTGGTGTAAAATTGTGGCCTACTTATTCATTTTATAGGATGTATGTAAACGGATCTGAATTAAAAAAACATAGAGATAGACCATCTTGTGAGTATTCTGTTACCTTACATTTAGGATCTGATAGTGTGCCATGGAAAATGTGTGCTGATGGCAAGTGTTTTGATTTAAAACCTGGAGAAGCAATAGTTTATAAAGGTATTGATTGGGAGCATTACAGAGAGGGACCTTATGAAGGAGATCAATACAGCCAAGTATTTATGCATTATGTTAATCAAGAAGGTCCTCATAAAGATTGGAAATTTGACAAAAGACTTCGGATAGGTTTAAGAAGATAAGCTTTTATGCTATAATCTGGCATGCCATTAACTAACATACAGATACGACCAGGATTTAACAAACAAGTAACTGAAACAGGTGCAGAAGGTCAATGGGTTGACGGAGACTTTGTTAGATTCAGATACGGACTACCTGAAAAAATAGGTGGTTGGGAACAGATTTTAAACTCAACAATTGTTGGAGCAGTAAGAGAACAGCTTATTTGGGCTGACTTAGATGGTAGAAAATATGTTGCTTTAGGAACAAACAAAGTATTGGTTATATATTTTGAAGGTGCTTTCTATGATATTACACCTCTAGATACTCCAATTACAGGTGCAACATTTACAACCGTAAATACAAGTGCCACTGTTACTGTAAATAAAGTTGGACATGGACTGACTGAGGGAGACTTATTTACTTTTACAAGTGTTACTCCTCCAGTAGGAGCTGGATACACAGCTTTAGATTTTACAACTAATACTTTTCAAGTAGTAACGGCCACCGTAGACACCTTTACTATTACAATGGCTTCAGCAGCAGGCACTACAGTAGCTGCTAGTGGATCAGCTGTACTTAATCCTTATATTGAAGTTGGTCCACTTAATCAAACAGCTGGTTATGGTTGGGGAACATCTTCGTGGGGAGGTCAATCAGGACTTGTCACAACTCTTAATGGATCATTGGCTGATGACACTCAAGGTAACAATGGATCGGCAACCAACATAACAGTTACATCTACAGTTGGTTTTCCAACTAGCGGAAGTGTTAAAATAGGAACAGAATTTATATCATACACAAACATTTCAGGAAACGATCTCACTGGCATTACTAGAGGATCTGGAGGTACAAGGACAGCTCATTCAAATGGAGCTTCTGTAGAATACTTTACTGCTTGGGGACAAGCTTCAACTTCTACAACAGTATTACTAGACCCTGCTTCTTGGTCATTAGATCATTTTGGAAGCACTCTTGTTGCAACAATTAAAAATGGACAAACATTTCAATGGGAAGCAATATCTTCTCTTCCTGCTGCATTAAGCACACGAGCATCAGCTATAACAGGTGCTCCATCCACATCTGTAATGTCAATTGTATCTGAAAGAGATAGACATTTAATTATTTTAGGAACAGAAACGACCATAGGAACTGAGGCTACACAAGATAAAATGTTTATAAGATTTTCTGACCAAGAAAGTTTAAACACTTATTTACCTACATCTACAAATACTGCGGGAACTTTTAGATTAGACTCTGGTGTAAAAATAGTTGGAGCAGCAAAAGCTAAAGATTACATATTAATTCTAACTGATACTTCTGCGTATATCATGCAGTTTGTAGGTCCTCCATTTACTTTTTCTATTAGACAGGTGGGATCTAATTGTGGATTGATTGGCCAACACGCTGTTAAATATGTTAATGGTAAAGTTTTTTGGATGGGTCAAGCAGGTGGGTTTTTTGTTTACGATGGTACAGTAAAATCATTACCATGTTTAGTAGAAGATTTTGTATTTACAAGTAAAGGAAATAACTTAGGAATTAATTATACAGCAGGAGAACAAGTATATGCTGGACTAAATCATTTGTATGAAGAGATAACTTGGTTCTATGCGAAGAATGGACAAGAACAAGTAGATAGAGTTGTAACTTACAACTATACTGAAAACACTTGGACTACAGGATCATTAGCTAGAACTTCTTGGGCTGACGCAACATTATATGATAATCCTTATGCGACTGAATTTATTACTACAGATGTGCCTTCATTCCCAACAATTCAAGGAGCAACAAACATAAATGGTGCTTCTACATATTATGCACACGAAGTTGGTAATAACGAAGTTGATGCTCTTGGTAATAAAACAGCGATACCTGCATTTATTACATCAGGAGATTTTGATTTATCTTCAGGTGGAGATGGACAATTTTTTATGAGCATAAGAAGATTTATACCTGATTTTAAATTACTTACGGGTGATGCAC